CCACGCCGCCCGGGTCTTAGTGTTGCGGCTTGCCGCGATGCTGGTTACTCTAGGCCGGTTGCCGTTGGTACCAGGACGCCGCCGAGCGAGTCTTCATCCGAGCCGTAGTTCTCGGTGCATCTGATGTTGGAGTTCGTCACCCCAACGAAGTTGATCGCAGCGGTGAGAACTGTGACGTCAGTGCTGAAGTAGATGCGGTTGTTGAACACGTTCCCGACGAGAGCCGTGTCCGTGAACCGAATCCCGAGCGGCGTAGTGCCGGTGAGCTGGTGAATTGTGTTACCGCTGATCTCGAAGCCCTGAGCCGAGCCGGTGACGTTGACGACGCCGGTGGTTGCGCAAGAGCCATATAGGAAGTTGTTCCTGATGACCAAGCCGTTGAGGCCAGTTCCGCTTGCCAGGATGAGGTTGGTGTTAACCGCCGTCCCGATGCTGTAGAACTTGTTGTTTTCGATGACGCAAGAGTCGGCGCCCGTCGCTAGGATGAGCGGAGTCTCAGGGTCATCGGTGGTCGCTGTGCCACCGAAGAAGAGGCACTCAGAGATGCGGCAACCAGCAGCGGAGACCGTGACGTAGTTGGCAACTGCATCGATACCAGGAACGAACCTAATACCGTGGAGCGTAACGCTCTGCTGGTCGAGCAGGAACGTAGCCGCTGCAGCCGTGAACGTCAGCGTGGGCATCAGGAACGAACCAAGGGGCTCCGTCCCGATGATCTTCGTACCCGTAACCAGGTTGGTGAAGAAGTCCGCGGCTGTGACGTTCTCCGCGTAGCCCGGGAGAAGAATGACGACGTCACCCTTACCGGACCGGCACCGAGCAAGAGCCGCGTTCAGCGTCGCAACGCGGTTGTTCTCGGTAAAGGTGTCCTCGAAGACACCAGCCGGGCCACAGAACGTGACCCGTGCACCAGGGGCTACCCACGTCCCGAAGAACGTGCGGAAGCCCATGTTGGACTGACCTGCGATGGGAAAAGCCACTGCAGTTCTCCTTTACGCTGCCACGAACATCACGCAGCGAGGTTCGCTGGTGCCGTTGTCCCACCGACCGCTGATGGAATAGTTCATGAGCTCAGCGTTGTGGTCGATCCACGTGTTGCTCTTGAACTTCTTCTTCCAGCGCATCTGGAAGCCGTTGTCCGCGTCCGTCTGGACTGCCCAGTTGGTCGTGGTGTTCGTCCAGTAGCGGAGCTGAACCCGCTTGATGTTGTTGTCGTACTCCTTGATGACGTTGATGGCGCTGAAGTTGCCAGCCTCAGGGTCCATCTTCGAGCCGAGGAGCACGGTCCAGATACCGCGCTGCTGAACCGGGTGGAGAACGGCCTTGGCCTTGTAGCCCTGAATGATGCCGTCATGGTCAACGAGCTGGTCGAGCTGCGCGATGATGGCGTTCCACGAAGCCGTGGACGGGGCCATTGGCGTCGCCGCCATGTTGGAGAACGTACCGCCGGCTGCCAGCGGGTGAGACGTGCTGGCGAGAGCAACACCATCCGGACCCGGGAAGCTCGCGTTGGTTGCGCGCACCAGAAGGTTGGTGGCGTCGATATCCACCGTCTTCCAGCCTGAGCGCTTGAGCCGCTTGATGGCCTGGATGACCTTCGGGTACTTCGAATCATCCATCGCCTCTTCGGTGATGATGTACTTCGCGGCGAACTTACGCGCCTGGTACCGCTTGGTGTAACCTTCCGTGATGGTCAGAGGCGGGAGTTCGGTGCCTTCGGGAACCTCTGCGATGAGGCCTCCGCCGGCGTACTCCTGGTCATCCTCATACGCATCGTTCATCGGACGGTTGAGCATCCACTGGGTATAATCCAGGTCGCTCTCGACCCCGTCGAGCTGGTCCGTGATGATCTCCTCAAGGGTCTCCTTGAGGTTCATCGCAATCGCACCGCTGAAGACCTCTCCTGCCATGTTCGTCTATCCTATCGTTTAGAGTTGAGGCTCAGCGGTTAGATGCCGGCCTGGCCCGTTGCGCCGCTCAGCTGCGGGTCGAGGCCCTGGTTCAGCTGAAGGAGCAGCTTGACGTTTGCGCCCGAGAAGTCGGCGTTCTCACGGCTCTTGCTGACGCCAACGATGCGGAACAGGAGTGCCGCTGTCGTGTTGTGCGTCGAGATGTCGATAACCGGGTTGCACTTCGGCCTGTTGGCGTCGCTCGTGTCACGAGAGAAGACCACGTCCACGTTCTCACCGACGAACGCGCGGTAAGCGGCGAGCGTGGTAGCCGTGACCGCGTCATCGCAATCGAGCTCCCAGATGTTGTCACCGAACGGGAGGACGATGAGCTTGGTTGCGGTCTCTTCCGTGGCGAAGGTCGTACCGCTCGGTAGGTAGCTCGTCTTGCGAGCCTTGCCGTTGGCGTCCACCTTGCCGAAGATGTCGACGACCACGCCGTAGGGCGTGTCGCGGGTAGCCGTGTCGTTCATCAGCTCGCAAAACCCGGTAGCGAGAAGGTCAACGGGGTCACCAATGGTAACGCCAACCGAACCACCGTGGTCACCGGCATAGCCCGAGGCCATCAGCATCTCGATGCCAGCGGGACGTCCGCTGCCGCTCTGAGATGCGTAGAAACGAAAGCCGTACTTGTGTCGATTGTCTGCCATTGGTCGTGTGCCTTCCCCAACCGGGATTACGAGTGGTTAACGAAAGATTGGAGCCGGGTTCTGCTCCAGCTCGCTGATGTCGACGCTCTCGCTCATGCCGCTCACATGCACTGGCTTCTCCAGCTGGTTGCGTTTGATCTTGCTCATCAGCTTGTCGTAATAGGCCTGACCCGTGTTGCCGGTCGGACCGTTGAGGAAGATCTCGTCTGAGCGCTGTTTCGAGCAGCTGAGCAAGAAGTTGCCCCGCCAAGCTAGCGGGTTGCCTTGGACCACAGGTTCACCGAGGCGGATGCGAACACCATCCGGTGTTGCGTGCTCCAGCTCGTACCCAATGCTGATGTAGTATTCGAAGCTCTGAGGGTGTTGGACATCCTTGGGAGCTAGTACGTACTTCTTCTCAGGGTCGGGTCTGATGAGCTGCCCGTCATGTCCCGCTTCGTGCGTTGGACGGGTCTTCGGTGTGATCTTGGTCTGGTTGAGGTCTGGGCTCTGTCGATGCCCGCCTCGCTGCGTTCGCTGCATGAAGCGACTCCTTCACTCTGTTGGAATTGGCCGGAA